GCTACCAACTTTATCATGTGTAGATAGGCTAGGCATATCTGCAAAGTCACCTAAGTTAATCACAACATCAGGTTTATAATCACAGATAGCCTTACCTGCCCATACCAGATGGTCAGTAGGAACACCTTCCTTAATTTGACAATCGGGTATTACTAGTATTCTCATTTCTTTTTACTTTTAACTGCTTTACGCATTGCATTAATCTCATCAACCAATACACCCATACGCTTATCAAAAGCAAGTGCATCTTTGTCGTCACCACTTGAAATCCACTCACTGAAGGTAACAGTGTGTCGCCCATCATGGACAGCAAGACGTGCATCACCGTCGTGGTCTACTTGCCATTGAACGTATGTGTTACTATCTGTGCCTAAAAACTTACGTGCAGACACTTTTTTAGATTTTTTAAAAAGATCACGAAACATTATACTACCTCCATTACACGTGGAACATCCACAACTTCTACCAAAAACTCTGGCCCATTACTGTACAAGAATGTACGCATCTCAGGCCAGCACTCACCTTTAAAAGAACAATAGCTACATGCTGTACATAGTTTCTTGTTCTTACTGGTCTTACTTTGTGCCACTGGTGGGAGTCTAGGAATCTCACCAATGTTACTAGTAACTGTCTCAACTGCAAAGTCTGCTTGTTGTGCAAACAAACCCTTATCTACATCAATAGGATAATAGTTAACATGACCTAACTCCTTTTGTATAGTAAGAAAACCAGCAGTGTTAATATTAAGAGCAGCAGCATATCCGTTTAATTGTTGGTAATAGCCAAATGGGTCATCTACTAAACCTCCCTTGAATTTTTCTTCTGAGTATTTAGTGACACTCTTAACGTCTATCACAACACCATCAATGATCGCATCAATGCGCCCTCTTACATACCAACCATTGCCAATGTCATATATAACACGTTCCTGTTTCTTCTCTACAATGTGACCAGCATTCTCTGATACATTGAGTACCAGTTCCTCCAGTATATCACCATAAAAGAATTTTAGCAACAAATTACCGTCAGGTTTAGTTGCTATCTCAGGTGCATTATACTTATACCATAGTTGACGTGGGCATGGTGTGCCTACCTCACTAAAGTATAAGATATTTTCCTCACGCTTGCTATCACGTGGTGTAAACCACTTGTCGTAACTGACTTTTACTTCAGTGTTACTAATAGCATTGGGTGTGCTACCACTAATCACAGAGTAAATGTCAGGTACTAGCGTGTCAATTGTTTTCATTCATCAGCCTTAGTCTCAGACATAGCGATAGCTTGTTCCATGTCCAAGTCACCACATGAGTAGGCTTCAAACATACGTGCTATCTGAATGGCTTCATGAGCCAATGACTCCCAATTAGATTTGTCAGTGGGCTTAACGCTATCTGTAATTAACTTAACTGCATTACTAATAGAGTTCTGACGCACAATGGCACGATCACCATGTAGGGCAGGGATAGGGAACACCTTTGGAGAGCCATAGGAGGGCTTAGCAGGGGCTGTAGTAGCTGTGCTAGGGGGTGGAGTACCACTACCCTTAACCAAGAGCCGTACAGAGGCTAAATCCACGTTCTTACCATAGGTGTTTTCTGTGAATTGAAAGTCAACCTCATCACCAATGGAGAATGTAGGCTTCTTAAAGCCATAACCAAAGCGTTCGCCATTTGCGGATACCGAATAGGCTTTCTTAGGGCCAAACTTTGTGTTAACTTCTTTCTCAGTGATGTTCTCAATCATGTAACTCATTTGATCTCCAATGCTGTTTTGTCTTGCCAAGTTGTACCAACGTCTACGCCAACCTTTAGTTGACATGGGAAGTCGATGTTAAAGTATTGTTTAAGATACAATGGTGCTTTCTCCAAGGTATCTTTAGCTATACAAGCTGCATCGTAACACACATCTTCATGTGTGTCAAGTAGTACGCTGTCATGCACAGTCATTACTAATAATGCTCTGTGGGATAGGCCAGCTTCTTCTAGCTTACGTAACAAGATACCTACCATCATAGGCACTACGTCACCTGTTGCAAAGCCCTGAATAGGCCAGTTCTTAAGTTCTGTAGGACTGAATGTTAGCTCTCCTGCTTTGTAGTCACTAGCGTATTTCTTAAACACGTAATGTCTACCTGTTGGACTAGGGTGATAATAGGTATATTGCGGCCCACTTACACCTTCTTCGTAACTGATTACTACTCTGTCATTTGCTTCCTTTACAATTGATTCATGGTATTGCTTCACTCCTTTGTACCTAGTGTAGAACGTACTAATAAACTTCTTAGCTGTTGATCTATCACAACCGCTTTGTGCCATAAGAGTTGTAACTCCTCCTCCGTATACGAGCAAGAAGCTAAATCGTTTAAAGGGCTTTCGTTCAGCATCTGTAGGATAGCGTCCGTACATTCCGTTGTACAGTTCTTTATGCATATCTCTGCCATTGTTAATATCCTCAATGAGTTGTTTATCGTTAGCTAGATATGCCAGAGCCACCATCTCTAGTTGTGAATAATCAAGCTCTAATATCTTACCATTAGGAAACCTACTGATGTATGCACGTTTAACGTCACCTGCATCAGTTTGATTCTGTAGGTTAGGATTAGTAGCAGACAATCGACCTGTCTTTGTAGAGCAATGGTTAAGATTAGGATAGATATTATTATCAGGGAATCTTAAGTCATTAAGACCCTCATAATAGGTTTCTTTAATCTTCTTTGCATCACGCATTACTAATAACTGAGCAGCAAACAAATCACCTGATGATGACAGTCCTTTAAGCACCGCATCATCAACGCTGTAATAGCCACTCTTACCTACCTCTATTGTAGGTATGTACTTACCCTTTTTAGTACGTATCTTCTCTACGTTCTTATACTTAGGCTTGCCATTCTTATACTCACCAACAAGTTCACGTTCTACATATTTCTCTTGTCCTCCAAAAAAGTATAACGACAATTGCTTAGGACTCATATAGTCAACATCACCTACAAGAAGTCTAATTGTCTCTGCTGTACCTCTGATTATGTCACCATACTTAACACATGCCTTACTTACGTAGTCCCAATCTACATACATACCATGTCTATTCATCTCAATGGTGGCACGTAATGCATCCATCTGCACCATCATCAAGGGTATCAACCCTAGTTCTTCTGCTTCTAACCACTGCTTCTTAAAGATAGCTTCTGTGTTAGACACATCGTTACGTAGATAGCTCTCAAGTTCTGCACTTGGTATGTCTTCTGTACGTACACCTGCTTTCCAATACTCCTTAATCTTGTCATCCTTCATTGCATGTTCGCCAACATACTCAGCAGTTAACTCATCAAGACTTGCATATAAATGTCTCTGTCCTGATAGAATGTATGCTGCAAGTTGTGTATCCCATATACGTGGCAGAATGTTACTAGTAAGACGATAGATATATAGTAAGTCAAACTTAATGTTATGACCAACTACTAATGATGACTTATCTATTTCTTCTAATACAATATCTGCACCTACACCTGTTTTACAGTAATGGGTAGTTACACCAGCCGCACCTGCATACATAAAACCAGCGGCAATAATTTTATTACCTATCCACATAGGGTTAGCCTTGTTGTTACCAACAGGACAATCCATTGTAGTTTCTAGGTCAAGTACTAGCGTGTTGCCCATTTTGATTTATACCTCGCTTTTGATGGTTCTATTTCTACTTCAAAGCATCCGTGTCTGTGGGCTTCAAGGGTATCTTTACCTCCGAATAGTTTGTTCTTAGGGACATGAATAAAACGTTGTAAATCCATCGCAGGTTCGTTACTCTTACCGATGGTAATGATTGCATCTGCTTCTCCAATCTTGTCAGTCTTACTACCACGTAGTTGATTCATTTGAATCCACTTCTCACCCTCACCTGTACCATCTACTTGAGATATTGCAATGACAGGGCAATATTCTTTAGCCAAGTCTCGTGCCCACTCATACAGCTTACCAATGCGTAAGTCATCACGTGACTCGTTACTAAACCCATGCACCTTATCTAGTTGGTCAAAGATAATAAGTCCGGGCTTGAATTCTGCAAACAACGTGCTAATTTTATTCACACTCTTGATACCGCTATCATCATCCAACACTAAGAATCGTTCACCACCATTACTAGTAAACTCTGTCTCAAACTTAGTAGGGAATGACAATAGTTCACCTGTTGTTACACCATTGTATGCCTGTATCACACGCATCATAACCTTGGTACTTGATTCCTCATTGTTAATCCATATGACATGCTCATCAGGTTTCAATTGACTCATCATATAGCTTGCTTCACTAGCTACGAATGTAGTCTTACCACTCTCAGGTCGTGCTGCTACGATAATGAAATCACCCTTACGCAATGGGCCTAGTGCTACATTCAACTCTTTAAGCCGCCATTCAAGACCCCCTGTAGCCACAATCTTAGATAGATAAGACAGACTAGGACTAACGAATACATCAGATTTTTCAACACTTGCACCTATCTCTTTCTTGTAGTCGTTAAGCATAGGCTCAA